ATTAAAAATGAGCGATGTTAACATGGGGTATTCATCAAACTGGATGTATGGAATTTATACACTATCTGGTACGACAGCTACTCCGGTTACAGGTGCATGTAGTTTTGGTAACTGGATTGGAGTTTCATTTGTGTCACAGGGTACATACCTAGATAAAACGATGTACTTAGTGAGCAAATCGTATAGTGAAGGATCTCGACCTTCATTAACATCAGGTACGACATATTATTTTGTATTGGGAGAACGATATTCAACTCCGAGTCCGTACTACGTTTTATCGGGAAATCGTACAGCAAAATACACAGATGGTTGGAGAATGAGTGACTCAGGTACATTTGATGTAGTGTATGATTCAAGTGATACATTCTATATGGAGGTAATTGCGGAATGATTTACCTAATAAACTTAGCATCCGCTGTATTGGTTGGTATGTTTGACACAATAGCAGCGGCAAAAACACACTTAACTAGTATCGGAGTAACTAGCTATGAAAACTATGTATTTACAGGGAAGGTAACTGATATGAGTTATTTAAGTAGAATATGCTTCGTTGATGATGAATGTATTTATAACAATAAAACATTCTGGAGTGAAAATGCACAAGCTATATATGATAATTATAGCAACCACGTAGTGACCGATTGTTTCGGACAGACTGTGTATTCAGATCAATTCAAAAAAGAACTTGAAGAGAATGGCACACGAATCGGAATGGTATTGACTT